GGCTATTTTAAGACTATTCTTCTCATTTCTCACCTTGATTCTCTCAAGGACATAGCAGACATGACCCTTGACATAACCAGAAAAAACGATTACGCTTTCATAAACCAATAACTATTTATTGTGAGAAGGAGACCTTTCCTATGAAGATCACAAAGACACAGTTGAGAAAACTCATCAAGGAAGAACTCACAAACGAAATGAGACAAGCCGCGACAGGCACAGAAGATGAAGTCAGAGCCGAGATCGATGAGATCCTTACTGATGCCGGCATGACACCAATGGATGCTCTTGTCGTTCTCGCGCAGCAAGGCGTCATTGACATTGTGCTTGACCTTGGCATGTTTCTAAAAGAATAGGAGGTAAAATGAGCATGGCTATTAGAGGAGCAATAGACAAAGGTCTAGAAAAGGTCGTTTCACGCAAGTTGCTTGTGTGGGGCGTAGCAACCGGTCTTGCGGCTGGTGGCTTCCTTACAAGTGGAGACTGGGTTATGATCTCGGCGCTTTACATCGGTGGTCAGTCAGTTATTGACGCCGTTGTTAAGATGAAGGGTGCCTGATGATCTTAGACTTTGTTAAGAATCACTGGAAGGAGATAGCGCTTGCTATTCTCCTTTTCGTCGTTTCTTTTTTCTGGTGGCAAGATCATAGAGGTCTTGTCAGGGCCTATGAAGCATCCACCAAAAGTCTAGAAGACAGGATCGACGGCCTAAAAGAAAGTTATGAAGCAGAGGCTCTCAAAAAAGAAGAAGTGTTAGCCGATTACAAAAAGCAACTTTTTATTTTAGAGTCTGAACGGATGGACTTTATTGAGGAACTAGAAAATAAGAAAACAGAAAGAAAGGTTGAGTTGGTTAAGATGCGCAGAAACGACCCAGAAGGCTTCATCTTAAAGATCGAAACTCAGTTTGGGTTTGAGCATGTGGAGTAGGCTTCTATTCCTTTTCGCCCTTCTTTACCCATCAGTCGCTCACGCTGCCGATGGAAAGTTTTCACTTGTCCCAAAGAACGGGGTTGTCAAGTTTGACGCCACCTGCTTTGACGATGAAGCGATGGCAAAGATCCTGACTTTCAGCGAGTTTATTGCCGTTGAACTAAATGCTGCTTGCTCTTTTGAAAAGGACAAGATGCTCTTGGACCATCGTTTGGAGGTTGAGAACTTACAAATAGAAAAAGAAGGTCTAAAAGAGCGTTATGCAATAGAGATCAACACGAGGGATGAAGAAATAGAAACCCTCAGGGACATAATCAAAAAGAATAAGAAACTAAACATCCCGGTCGTCATCGCCACAAGCGTTGCGATCGGTTTTGGTGTTGGTTTCGGCACTTACCACTTAGCGAGTAGATGATGGGAAAGAAACTTGATCTAAATGACATAGCAAGGTTTGAGAACGCTATTGCGAAGAAATATGGGAAAGAGGCCATCGAAAACCCAAGGAAGTATTGGAATGACGAAAAAGAAGAGTCTTACAAAAAGCAGATTAAAGAGATGGCGGAAAAAGAGTATGCGTCCGAAGAAAAGGATGAGAAAGTAGAGCAAGACGGCTTTTTAGTCTCCAAAAAACTACTTAATAGAGAAACTACTAAAAGGGTTTGTCCTGTTTGTAAAACATATTCCTTTAAAATAAGAGACGATGTTTTTATGAACAAATTTGATTGCTGCTATAATTGCTATATAAAATGGATAGAAGGCGGGCGAGAAGAGCGTTGGCTCTCAGGCTGGCGGCCAAACCAAACTTGAGGAGATACTAAATGGCGACAACTTACGAAATAGTCAAAGGCATTTCACAGGCAATGACCCGTGCTTATGATGGTGCCCACGACGAAAATGGAGAGCCGGTAAAGATCGGACTCAAGCGAGAGGAAGGCAACCCGCTTATTGACAAGCGTGTTATGGACGGCTTCGGCGTCAAGTTCCACGGCGATCGTCTAATGATCACCTACCACACAGAGATCAAGTTAAAGGACATCTACGGCTCTGACATCGAGGGCGAAATTGACCAGATGATCACAGACATCGCTTCTTTCTTAAAGAAGGAATACAAGAAGATCACAGGTGAAACCCTAAGCCTCACGCCTGACGGAGAGGTCAAAGTTCTAGCCCAAAACACTTCCCGTGTCCGTTCCTTCGTCACAGCCGACAAGATGTTCAAGATCGGCGGCATTGACGCCGAGGAAGTCAACTCCCCTTCCAGCGACAGGCTAGAAGACAACTTCCGCAAGTTCCTAGCCCAAGGTGGCGAAGGTAGGGCTCCAAACGACAAGCGTAAGGACTGATGCCTCGCTTATCCAAAAAGGAGACAATGAGGGAGATTGTCAAGTGTGGCAAGGATCCCTCTTATTTTATTAACAACTACGCTCGCATTTCCCACCCTTTAAAGGGTCTTATTCCTTTTAAGACTTACCCTTTCCAGGACGATCTGCTTGTTGATTTCAACGACTATCGCTTCACAGTTATTCTAAAAGCCAGACAGTTAGGCATTTCCACCGTTACGGCAGCCTACATTGTCTGGCTTATGTTATTTCACAGAGACAAAAATGTCTTGGTCATTGCGACAAAGTTCGCAACCGCAGCCAACCTTGTAAAGAAGGTAAAGAACATTATGCAAAATGTTCCTCCTTGGCTTCGCATCGCACAGATCAAGATCGACAACCGAACATCTTTCGTTCTAACAAACGGCTCCGAGGTAAAGGCTGCATCGACCTCTGGGGACGCCGGTCGTTCCGAGGCACTCTCACTCCTAGTTATTGACGAGGCCGCACACGTCGAGGGCCTAGAAGAACTCTGGACCGGTCTTTATCCTACCCTATCTACTGGTGGTCGCTGCATCGCCCTCTCCACCCCGAACGGTGTTGGAAACTGGTTCCACAAAACCTACATCGAGGCAGAGCAAAATGTAAATGACTTCCACCCGGTAAACCTTCCTTGGGATGTTCACCCAGATCGAGATCAAGAGTGGTTTGAAAAAGAGACAAGAAATATGTCTCGCAGACAGATCGCCCAGGAGTTAGAATGCAACTTCAACGCTTCTGGTGAAACAGTCATCCACCCAGAAGATCTTGAAAGAATCGTTTCCGAGGTCTCAGAGCCTAAATACAGAACTGGCTTTGACAGAAACTTCTGGTTATGGGAACAGTATGTTCCACAGGCAACCTATCTAATGGTCGCTGATGTTGCTCGTGGCGACGGTGCAGATTTTTCTGTTTTTCACATCATCAAGTTAGAAACTATGGAGGTCATAGGTGAATATCAAGGAAAACCAAACTTGGAAGAGTATGCTACCATACTTGATAGCACAGGCAGAGAATTTGGCAATTGCCTTCTGGTGGTGGAAAATAACAGTTTAGGCATTTCTATACTTGAAAAGTTGCAGCAAAGAGGTTATCCTAACTTATACTATTCAATAAAGGGCACACACGAGTTTATTGATCCGGTTAGAGCGGAGTCCGTAAACAATTCAGTTCCAGGTTTTACCACCTCTTCAAAGACAAGACCTCTCATAGTTGCGAAAATGGAAGAGTTCATTAGAAACAAACTAATTACTACATACTCAACACGACTAGCAAACGAATTCAAAACTTTTATTTGGAACAACAACCGAGCAGAGGCAATGCGTTCTTACCACGACGACCTTGTTATGGCTCTTGCGATCGGTTGTTGGGTGAGGGACACGGCGCTTACAGTTAGCAAGAAAGACCTAGAATACAAGAGAGCAATGGTTTCCTCAATGAGACTAAACTCTACGAGGCTCCACACAAGCATACCAGGAATGACTGGTCATCAGCAAGGCGTTTGGAGCGACAATGCGAAGAAAGAAATGCAACAACAAAAAGACTTTATTTGGCTTATCAAGGGATAAAATAAATGGCTAGAAGAAACAGAAGAACAAATCGCACTAATAGCGCAAACACAAGAAACCCACAGTCTGATCTATTCAAGGCATTAACCAGGGTTTTCTCTGGTCCTCTCGTCAACCGCAGGACGCAGACAGGCCGCCGTCTTCGTAGATATCAGCTAGACAAGTATCAAAGCCGCTTCCGTTCCGCCAGTGGTCAGGAGTTCAAGACCGCAAAGTCAGCCAACAACTACAACCTCCAACTAGGCATTATGAACGCCCACAACCGCGTTGAGCGCTATGTGGACTTTGACCAGATGGAGTACACACCAGAGATCGCCTCTGCCCTTGATATCTACGCTGATGAAATGACAACCCATTCCTCCCTCCAACCGATGCTCAACATCCGTTGTTCCAACGAGGAGATCAAGGCGGTCCTTGACTCACTTTACCACAATATCCTAAATGTAGAACACAACCTATTTGGCTGGTGTCGCTCAATGTGCAAGTATGGCGATTACTTCATGTACCTTGACATTGATGAAAAGTTTGGCATCAAGTCAGTTATTGGCATGCCTTCTAACGAGGTTGAGCGCCTAGAAGGCGAAGACGACACAAACCCCAACTATGTCCAGTACCAGTGGAACACAGCCGGCCTAACGCTTGAAAACTGGCAGGTCGCCCACTTCCGCATCCTTGGAAACGACAAGTACGCTCCCTATGGCACATCCATCCTTGAGCCTGCCCGTCGCATCTTCCGTCAACTTGTTCTAATGGAAGACGCTATGATGGCTTACCGCATCGTCCGCTCACCGGAGCGTCGTGTTGTTAAGGTTGATGTTGGACAGATTCCGCCAAACGAGGTGGAACAATACATGCAAAAGGTCATCTCTTCTATGAAGAGGAACACCATTGTTGACGAAAGCACCGGTCGCGTTGATCTTCGCTACAACCCTCTTTCTGTTGAAGAAGACTACTACATCCCCGTCCGAGGTGAAAGCAAGACAGACATTGCTTCCCTTCCAGGCGGAACTTTCACGGGCGACATCGACGATGTTAAGTATCTCCGCGACAAGTTGTTCTCTGCCCTCAAGATCCCAGCGTCCTACCTAACCAATGCTGAAGGCGCTGACGAAGACAAAACAACACTTGCCCAGAAGGACATTCGTTTCGCAAGAACCATCCAGCGTCTTCAACGTCCAGTTGTTTCAGAATTAGAAAAGATGGGCATTGTTCACCTTTACACATTGGGCTACCGAGGCGACGATCTTTTAAGTTTCTCCCTCGCTCTCAACAACCCATCCAAGATCTCGGAACTACAAGAGTTAGAACACTGGGACAAGAAGTTCTCCGTCGCAGGTGCGGCCACAGAAGGTTTCTTCTCCCGTCGTTGGGTTGCCGAGAAACTATTCAACATGTCCCACGACGAGTTCCTTCGTTGTCAGCGCGAGATCTTCTATGACCGCAAGTTTGATGCACAACTCGCAGCAGTCGCCGAGCAGGTCCAAGAAGAGACAGCAGCGGCCTTCGGTGGCGGTGAAGACCTTGGCGGTGGCGAGGATCTAGGTGGCGGCGAACTTGGTGGAGAAGAGCTAGGCGGCGAAGAGCTTGGAGGCGAAGAACTAGGCGGTGGTGAAGAACTCGGTGGAGGCGAAGAAGCCGGCGGTGAAGAAGATGTTCTTCTCGCAGCACCAGGCCGCAGAGAAGACAATCCGTCCTCCGTAAACAAGGGTAAAGCTTACTACCCGGTGAAGAAGAACAGGGACCGCAGAGGCCAGGGAGCAAGGGAAAGAAGCTACAACTCCGTTGCCGGAACCAACTACGCAACTGACGCCCGCTACAAGATGCCTGGAATGAAGGGCCATGGTGGTCTTGGTGAGATTTCAAAGGGCATGTTTGAGGGTAAGGAAACTATTTACAATGATCCTTTCTTAAACGAGGAAAGTATGATACACTTGACTAAGTGGGAACTCGACTCTTTAATCGAACACATGGAGAAGACAAAGAATGAAGTTGAAGCATAACAAAAAGAGAAACACCGCTTTTCTTTATGAAGCCTTGGTCAAGGAACTAACTAAGTCTATTGTTCACGGGAACAAAGAACTTAAAGAAGAACTTATGTCTACTATGAAGCAGTATTTCTCCCCAGGTAAGCCGCTTCGTAATGAACTTGATCTCATCAAGGCTCTTTCGGAAACAAAGCACCTTGACCTCTTCACAGCCGAACGCCTTCTAAACGAGACAAAGGCAGAATATTCAAAGTTGAACAAGAAACAGATCTTTAACGAGCAGTCCGCTATGATCAACCGTATCAACAAGGTTCTTGGCACTGATGTCTTTTCTAACTTTGTTCCAAACTACAAGCACCTCGCTACCATCCACCAGATCTTCTCCGAGAAGGTTCCTGTTAAGAGCCGCGTTCTACTTGAAAGAACCATCATCGGTTCACTAACCTCCAAACCAAGAAACGCTGCGGTAAAGACAGAAATGCCACATATGGACAAGTTAGTTTACAAAAAGGTTATTGAGAACTTTAACACAAAGTATGACGGCGAACTCCTAACCGAGCAGAAGAACCTAATAAACAAGTTTATTGTTTGCACAGGCGACAGAGCAACCGAGTTCAAGGTTTACCTAAACGAAGAGATCGGTCGCCTCAAAGAAGAGGTGTCCGAGGCAAGAAATAAAGAGATCTTCCAAAACGACAACGAACTCTCTGAAAAGATGAACCTTGTGTCCGAGGCACTAAACAAGTTCCAAACAAAGAAGATCGATCAAACCCTCGTTCACAAGGTTATGCAGATCCAGCAACTTGTTAAGGAGCTTGTTGACTAATGGCCATTAAGATCACCATCGGTGGAGGAAAGAAAAAAGCCCCACCACCCCCTCCAAAGGTTGCGGAGATCAAACTTAACATTTCTAAGACGGTCAATGGTGATTACTACATCAAAGACCACTCCGACATTGACATCGTTATTATGGTAAAGAAGAACAAGGTTCTCGCTCTTTCCAAAGATCTAATGTCAGAGATGGTTTATGGAGCACAAGATCGACTATTCAGATTTCTAACAGAAAAGGGCCTCGTTGATCCAACAACAGTCCAGGGCGGTTCCGTCTATGGTTCCATGGAAGGGATGCTTTTGAAGTCCGACGAACTCAATGTCCCAAACATGACTATTCTAAACATTTCAGAGTGGATCGATTCTGAACGTCCTTACTTTGAGTTTGTTGAAAAGTTTGAGGAAATGGAGGTTGAGCATTTTGTTGATCCTAACGAAGAAGAGTCAACAGAGTTGGGTGAGGTTCCACACGAAGAAACAAAGGGAACACTCCGTCCAGGCTACACCTACGGTCCTTACTGGCAGTCCTACACTTACTAAGGGGTTATTATGGACTTACTTTGGTTTTCGCTTGCTTGCTACGGCTTGACTTACCTTGTCGTCTATGCAAGTATTTTTAATAGAATCCGCCCAAGCAAAGACTGGCTTTGGGGTTTTGGCAAGTTATTTAACTGCACGCTCTGTATGGGTTTCCATTCCGGGTGGCTTTTGTTCAGCATAAACGCTTGGACGGAACTATTTACTTTTGACTACACCGTAGCAAACTTTTTTATTTGTGGCTGGATTGGTTCCGGCGTCTCTTATTTGCTTTCAATGGTGGTCAACGATGAAGGTCTCAGAATAACAAAAGGAGCAGACAATGCGTCGTAGAAACATTCCAGAAGTTCGCCGTTGTTGCAGCGGCTCTTAACTCGGGCGGGTTGCGCCCGCCAAATACTTAGGAAACAACCATGGGAAAAACACTTTTACGAGAATATTACGCCCTCTGTGATGGAGGCATTTGCCAAGACTTCTTAACCGAAGCAGAAAAGAAACTTGTTGCTGATGGCAAGAAGTTC